GGATCGTCGAAGCGGATGTACCCGTCAGGATTGGATGCCGGGTCGGTGGTGGTGAAGCCGTCGGCCTCATCGATAATGCCCGGACGCCTGTGGAACCGCCATTGTGAGGTCGGGAGCCTTTCGAGCGTCCCGTCTGCATCGGAGTAGACCACCAGGAATCGGTCGAAAAGCATCAGATCGGCCACGATGTCGTGAATCAGACGGTAGGTGCTCGTGCCAGCCGCCGGATTCGGATGATTGACCAGCTGATGCAATGGCCCGTCGGTGAGCATTTTGCGTCGACCGTATGGCTCGCCCTCGAATGCCTGGATGTGGACGCGGGCTACGTTTCGCGCGACGAATTCCACGACCTTGCGAACGCTCGGCTGCGTCGAATAGATCTCGAAGGCGCGAGGGCCGCTCGACAACGGCATTCCGGGGTCGACCACCGGCCATGGGCCGGTCACCGTGGCACCATTCCTGCCGGCGAAGTCGATTACACTGCCGGAGCCTTTGAAGAGGAGACTCATTCGCTCACCGCCTTAGCAAGTCTCAGAATCACAAAACCGGAAACAATCCAGCCAAGAGGAATCCAGAAAAGAAAACAGCCGGTGATGATGAAGACGAGTCCGAGAATCTCCAGAATCAACTGCAGGAGGTCAAGCAAAAAGGCTTTCCGTCTCATAAATGCTCCTTTCCGGCGCGGGGCGGGTCAATGCCTCGCTCAATGCGTTCAGGGTCGCGGCCACGCCGTCGATCTTGTCGCCGGAGTTCTGCTTGTCCGGCTGGACGTTCCCATTCGTGTCGGTCTTGACTGCGAGATTGTCCACATTCCACCGCAATACGGGGTTGCCGTGGTGTCGGAAGAGCGGAGCGTCCTTCGTGCCGGTGAGCAGCAATCGCTGCATCTCCTTGAGCACCGGGCTCAAGGTCTTCGTGCCCTGCCGGACGATGGTCAGACGATCCACGTCCAACCCGGCCTCCTGCAGGTCATTGGCGACCTGCGTTGCGTTCCACGGGTCGTAGCCGATGGTCTGCACATCAAAAAAGTCAAGGTCATGCAGGATGCGCTTCTCCACGAAGGCGTAATCGGTCACGTCGCCGGGCGTCAGGGTCAGCCAGCCGTCACGCACCCACACGGATGCCATGCCCGCCGTGCGCTTGTCCAATGCCGGCAAATCGGACTCGGGCGCCCAGAATCGCAGAAGCACGTCATATCCGCCGCAATCGTCCGGGAAGAGCAGCGACCAAGCCGTCAGATCGGACACCGCGCCGAGATCCCAGCCGCCATAGCAGACGCGGCCTTTGCACGCCTCGGCCATCTGGTCGGGCGAAGCGTAGACGGCACCGGCATTGCGGTCCCACGAGTCCAATGTGATGAAGCGTTCTGACTGCTTCGTGCGGATGCCGAGATGCAATCGGAGGTAGCTGGCGAGCTGCGCCGGCGAATTCCGCGCCTGATTGGCCTGAGCCGCCAAGTATTCGGCGCTCGGGCTCTTGCCGTAGCCGGGGTTCGCCTTCATCTGCGTTTCGACAGCGAATGGATTATCGGTCTCGTCGGCACCCCAGACCACGCCGTAATACGTGTCATCCTTGATAGTGCCGGCAGCGAGCTGCTCCACGTATTTGCGCGTCTGATCGTAAATCGTGTTCGATTTGCCATCATCAGGCGTGGTGATGCGCACACCCAAAGGCTGGGTACGCGAGCCACGACCCGTCTCCAATGTTCGCACCAGATCCGGCGTCTTATGCACATGAAGCTCATCGACGATGAAGCAGTGAAGATTCATGCCATGCGCCGCATCGGCGGCACTGGAAATCACTTCCATGTAACTGCCGGAGCGATTGTGGACGATACGCTTCTGATGCGCCGTCATCACACCCTTCAAAGCCGGCGTCTTCTCCACAAGCTGTTTGATCGGTTGGAAGACGAAGCCAGCCTGATGTTCGGTGGACGCGGCGCACACGACCTGTGCCCCCGGCTCACCATCGGCACCAAGCATATAGACTGCGATGCCACCAGACAGCGTCGACTTTCCGTTCTTACGCGGCACATCGACATACAAATCGCGGATGATGCGCACCCACTGTCCGTCGGTGTTCTTCTTCACCCATCCGAACACTGGGGCGAGGATCCACACCAGCTGCCACGGGTCAGGGTCAAGCGGCTTGCCAGCCCACTTGCCCTGCGTGTGACGGAGTGTGTGGAAGCTCAATAGCACCTTGTCGACGCGAGCGGGGTCGAACACTGCGCCATCGACGTTCCTTGGCTCCGGTGTCTTGATCTTCGGCACCTGCCATTCCTTCGGCAGGTCCATGCCACGCTCCAGGCAATACCAAGCGACCTCGGGACTGAACTTCAGACGTTCCAGAGTCTCAGCGTCCGGCAGTTCAGGCGAACGGGTTGAATTCTTCATCTTCCTCGGCCTTTCCAGCGACATTCGATTCGCTCGCCGGAGTCAGGCCGAACTCATGCGCGAAAGCACGAATCGTATTCTGCGATTGGGTCAGCACGGTAAAAGCGGGATTGAGCTTGCGAGCACCACGCTCCGTCTCGATGAGCACGCCCTCCTCGTTGATGCACTCCTGCGCGGCCCTCATCGAAGCCACAGCAGTGCAATACGCCACGAGCGCATCCCGATCCTCCGGCTTGATGAGCTTCAACCGCGCGAGCTTCGGAACGATTCGCCGCCAAGTGTTCAACGCCTCGCCGCACAGCCACGCCGGCACCGACGGAGCCTTATGCTCGAAACCTGCATCGTCCTCCGAAATCTTCCTGCCGCCTGCATCACGATCAGGACCGCGACCATTGATGACCCTCAACTGGAGAGGCTGCCGCTGCGGTCCACGAGCACCCATGACAGCCTCCTTCACATGGTGGTTTGACCCCTAAAACCTGAGACGCGCGAAAAAGAGTTTCGGCGGCGCCCCTAGTCGAACCTTTGTTCGACTTTCGGAACGCCATACCCGTCAGTGGAATATCCCGGGGTAGTTCCTTCGGTCTTCTTGGTCTTTAAGGGTCTTGCATTGGTCACAGAGTGTTTGCGTGTTGTTGATGTCAAGGAATGCTCCACCTGCGCCGACTGGGATGATGTGATCGACATTGGTTCCCTTGCGGTTGCATCGTCTGCAATTGGGCTCGAGCTTCAAGCGTTCGGCTCTGACGTGTGTCCATTCGGTGTGGTGTTGCCTCAAGGCTCTCGTGTGTGCTGATGGATTCCGCCATGGTTTGCGTTGGTGCTGGTCACAGCGTCCTTGATGTGTAGCTTTGCGGCTGCATCCTGTGAAGGTGCATCGTGCTTGTGGTCGTGTCGGCATCAGTCGGTGACTTCGATTCCGAGTCGGGTCAAGGCGTTGAGGAAGTCGTCCTCGTAGATGCGCAGGCCCCACGCTTCCAGGGCATCACCCCTGCTGATCTGCATGCCCGCCTGTTCTCCTTGGTCGGCTATGCGTGTGAGTTGATGTGCGATCTCTTCGAGGACTTCTTTCATTTCTGCTCCTTTCGGCGTGTAATATCTATCTCGCTTGCATAACTTATGTATTTTTGATACAATAGTTTATGTCAACAGGAAAGGAGGTGAGCATGAAATGGACGGATATCGTGACCGCCATCAGCTCGGTGGCGAGCAACATCATCGCGCTGGCGGCGCTCGTCATCTCGATACGGCGCAGACCACGCCATAAGAGATGACGAAAGGGTTCCGAGCAGACCTAGTGCCCGGAACCCCGGTTCCATCCTATTTCATAGCCATCATGAAAACAAGCACCATATTCGCCGTCTGCGGCATCACATGCGGCCTGCTGTCGGCCATGCTCGGCTTCGCGGGAAAACCATGGCAAGCCGGATTGTTCGGACTCGCGGCGGGCATCTGGTGCATCGCCACGCTCATCATGGACAGACGGGGCGGCGATGACGACTGAATACCTCGGCGTCAAACAGGTCGCCGAAAGACTCGGCGTCGCGAACGCAGCAGTCTACGACCTGCCGGAGCCGGACGTGCGCATCGGCCGCACACGCGGCTGGCGCCCCGAAACCATCGACCAGTGGAACGCGCAACGTCCCGGCAGAGGCGTCGGCGGCGGCAGGCCACGCAAACACAAGGAGCACGAATAAGCCGGAAGCCCGGAAAACGATTCCGGGCTTCCTTTGTTTCATGGGTGCCTTCGGCGGGATTCGAACCCGCGTCCCCGCAGTCGCAAGGAAGAGAATCCAATAAAGACTCACGGCCGGTACGATCTACCACTGACGAAGGCATGGACAGGCGGTTTGAGCATCACCGCATCACGTAAGCGCGGGATTGGCTTGCCTGCCGCTGTTGGTGTATGCCCACTCTGACGAGAGTGGGCGGAGCGTGCCCGATATGCCGTTCGGACAGGACGGTGTTACGCAACCCAAGGAGTTAGGAGAATCCAAGGCGGATACGAAAAGGGTCCAAACCGTATGTCTTCGGTTTGAACCCTCTAATCCACTGACAATTGTGCGTTGCACTTTCGATTTTGTCAAATCGAGTCGCGTCGCACGACCTGTCCATGCACGTCGGAAAGCCTGTACAACGGCTGTCCCTTCACGTTTTCGCCAACCGGGTGGAGCCTGCCGCGCTTGCGCCATGAGCGAATCGTGTTCGCGTTGCACTGGAATCCGCATTCGCGCAGCAGTTCCGCGCACTCCCCCGCCGTGAATGCGCGTCCCGACCGAACGCATTCCCTCAGGAACCCCAACCGCACATCCGCCACAAGGTAAGTGTTGCCACACACGGGACATGCAACGCTTACCGCGCCGACAGCCGCTGTCAATTCGACGCCGCACAGCGGGTTCGGACATCTTCCGATGCCATGTTTCGCAGGCGGCACGTCGATGATGTCCAGCGTCTTTCGAACCATCGACTCCCACTCATGGTAGAAGTCGGCGATGTCAGGCAGGCGGCGCAGTCGAGGACTGCCGGCGCAGACACGCAGCATGTCGACCAGCGGCGGATGCACGCCACAGGTAGCCCAAGGCATGGCAGGCGGAGCATACAACCGGCGCCAGAGTGCGATCGCGGCATCCTCGATGGCCTGCATGTGGTCGAGCACCGGCAATCGGATTGGCGTCGGCGCGGCTGGAAGGTTGACGCGCCCAGGCTGGCGGCCTCCGTAGTGCGCGGTCGAGTCCAGGAACTCATGCAGCGAATCCAACCATGATGGATATTCCCGCAGCCAGCCGCGCATCAGCCCATCGCATCTCGCGCACATGGTGTCGCCGACAGCGCATCCTCCGCCGCAGACGAGGCACACGCCGGCGAGCGCTGGCTTGTTTTGGCTGGTTTGTGCTGGTTGTGTCTGGTTTGGTGTTGGTTGGGATTCGTTGTTTTGTTCGTTCATTTGTTCGATTCCCTCCGGCGTGGTAGTCTTCTGGTGGTGTCAGGAGCCCGGCCGGAAGGTCGGGTTTCTTGTTATTCGTGGTGTTGTTGGATGATTGCTTTGATTTCCTCTTTGGGGACTTGTGGCATCAGTGGCGAGATCTCATCGAGGCTGTATCCGACCTGATGCCATTTGATGATCATGTCTTCGAGTATTTTCTTCACTTGTATTCCTCCACTGTGTTGCATCCGATGGTCGTGCCGTGGTCGGTTAGGCAGACCCATGTCACGTCGCCGGTCTTGACCGTCTTCATGCCGTAATCATGATGCGTGCCCACATACCAGTACGAGTAGATGCTTACTCCCATCAGGAAGAGCGTTGCGGCGAGGGATACCACCAGTACGACAATCAGAATTTTCTCAACCTTGTCCAAGTCGCCCATCACTCACCGTCCTTTTCGTTTTCGAGTTCCGCGATTTTCCTAACCAGCACCGTCAGCACTTTTGGATGTGGCCCGAACGTCAAAGCCGTCCAAACGTCCGACAAGCCAGCCCAGTCGATTTCGGCGAGATGTTCAAGCAATGGCCACACGTGTGAACCGTCGCAGTGTCCTTCGCAGTAGAGCGGCAGCCCCCGCATGGTCGCGTCCTTCGCATACCAGAACGCCTTCCTCAAATCTTCGATGCCGTTCTTCGACTGCCAGCGGTAGCAGTATTTGACGACGTTGCCCCAGTCGAAACTGAGCAGGCGGGTCAGTTCGATGCATTCGAACGGGCCGTTCTCGTAATGCTTTGGGTGGTTGACGTTGTCACTCATTTTTGGACTCCTTAATCGAGGATGAATATGATGATCGGGGCGACGCACAGGCAGACGGTCAACGTGACCGCAAACAGGACGCTGAACAAGTCGTGCCTCACTCGAACGTCTCCTTGTACGGGTTTTCGCTTGTATATTGCGGAAAATCGCATTCCTGGTCTTTCCACCCTGCGGCGTAGCCTTCTCGCCATGCTTTGCGGCGTTCGTGTTCCAACCATTCACGGCTGTACATGGTTTCCGGTTTATCGTGTTTCATGATTTCTCCTTGTTAGAAAAGTGTTTGCTGTTCGCTGTCTTCGGGTTGCGGCCATCCGAAATCCGATAGATCATTCACCGGCAGTCCGGCCCACGGGTCAGGATTGCCGGGCACCGGCCGCATTTTCGGGAAACCCTGAAGCGTCGAATAATGGAATCCGTTGTCGCCCACTTCCGCGGGCTTGACGCTGACGGGCATCAGGCCGCATTCGTGCGCGCCCAAATATTGGCCGTCCGGACTGATGCCCAATGGTCCGGCGACGGTTTCCAATCTGATGATGTCCATGTGTGACACGCGCCGGATGCGGATAAGCGGCCTGTCAAGGATGATCGCGGTGACCAGGTCGTCGCCTTCGATGATTCCCGCGTCCCATGATTGCCAGACCACGTCCCTTTCGCTGAAAATCCACCGGCCGCACGAGCACGCGACCGGAAAGAGATGAGCTGGGTTGCCTTCCGGGGCGAACCGGCGCATCCACTGCGGCGGTTTCCGGCTCATCCAATCGGCAGCTTCCAAAAACCGTCGGACGCCTCCACGAGCCTGTAGCCGCGGTATGGGCAGGTGGCATAATATGTACCGACGCGTTCTCCGCAATGCGCGCATTCGACGTATCGGATTGCCTTGCTTGTTCCAGTCATATTCTTCGACATGGTCGACCCCCTCCTTAGTTGAGGCTTCGTTTGATTGATTTCCAGATCTGCTCCAGCTCAGCATCCGCCAAGCCACTATCCCGACCACGCCGCAACAGATCATCATGAATCTGGTGTTCGTTTTCGGGATGATTCTTGTATCGTCCGTACGCCCAGGCGTGCAGTGTGCTGTTGCGTTGGCCTTCCGGCACCGGCGTCATATCCGGCGTCCCCTGCGAATTGGACGCGGCTGGCCTGCCGGCCATGACATCATCCAAGCTCAATGCTGGCGCCTCCGGCTTCGGCTCATTCGTATAGCCGAAATCCTTGAGCATACGCATGATTGCCTCGCTCGCTTCCGGCACCACGCCTGAAGGGAGATCCACCAGCTCATACCGTTTGCCGTCGATGACACTGCCGGGGCCAAGCACATAACCCTTGTTGCTGACACGCAGGTCGATCGGCAGATTCTGCTCATGCACCGCATTCTTCAGCAAGCTGACATCCATGCCTGTTGGCATGCGATAGTACAGGTGCACGCCATGCGGTGTTTTCGTGACCAACGTGGCCGGAAGCATGTCGGTGCCATAGTCGCCCGTCAACGCCTGCAGACACTGCCAGCCATCAGGACCATCAGCTTCAGAAGGCTTGTCACAGTCGATGACGAAGCAGTCGCCAAGCGGCACGACGGCATAACGGCTCATCTTATCTGTCACGAAAGTCGAATCCACGTGACTCTCGTCCGACGGATTCAACCGCTTCCACGACAGTGACACCTTCCCGTCGACCGGACCACCAGTCTTTCGCGCCTTGCCTTCGCACGGCGCGAAACCGACCTGGCCAGCCAACGCGGCCTCGACGATACCGGCCAGATCATGGCAGTCACCCACATCATCCAACGAACGAAGACTGTCACGGTTCGGCTTCGACAATGCCGTCTGCCACCAAGTGTCGGCAGGCTCCGTCTCGTTATCGAGAGCGGCCTTGCGATACACATCGAAGCGATTCTGGTCGGCGACGCGCACCACACGGCATTGACTGCCCGGCAGCGCCTTGGTCTTCGAATTCTCCAAGCCCAGCACGTCCATCAAAGACTGCGGCACCGCCGTGTGAAACTCCTTGCGATAGTCGTTCCTGGACGCGACCGGAACACCATACTGCTCCTCGTTCGACGCGATCTCACTGATCAGCCAATACATCTCATCGCTGATGTTGCGCGCAGGGCTCAGATTCACGATTTCCGGCTCATCTGAAAGCTCCCACAGGCGGCACGACAGCACGAAGAACGCTGCGGGATGCCGATGGCAGAAGCCCTCGATCGCATGATACTCGTCATACGAGCGACCCTTCGACTGATGGAATTCCACCTTGACGAAGCGTCGCACGTCCGAATTCTCACCGGAATCCGCGAACTGCATGTTCGTCAGAATCAGCAACGTCGCAGATGGCGTCATCACGCGATAACGACCGCCGGTAACGCGGGCATTGACCTGCGAGCCGGTCGACAAGGCACGCAGCAAAGGAAGCATGTCTTCAGTGACAGCGCATGCCTCGTCATCAATCGCGAATGCCTTGCCGTCCATCTCATCGTTCATCGATTCGCGGCCAAGCGTATAGCCGCCGCCAGCGCAGTAGCCTTGCACGCTGAATCCGGGGAAAACCTTGCCGACGCCCAACACGCCAAGCAACGCCTGGCGGGCGATCAGCGTCTTGCCATCACCGCCATGCCCGGACAACACATAGGACAGTTGTTTGAACGGTTCCAGCCACGGGGTCGCGAACATGCGGCACAGGTTCGCATAGGACTTTTCGTCGACGGTGAGCCATCTGAGGATGCGTTCAGCGTCCTTCAACACCTGATTGCCCATGCCGACGGGAGTGAACGTCTGGGTGACGGCGATGTCCGGCTCATCCTGCAGGCAAACGACTTTGCCATCACGGCGCACCCACACGCATGGGTCGCAGCGTACTCCGCGTTCGACTTGTTCGAACCATTGGCTTCGCTTTGCCTCGCGCAGGATCGTGGCCGAGTAGAGCGGATTGCGGTCGCTGCTGCGCGCGTTGCCGCCGATATGGTATTCGTCCTCGATGGTCTTGACCGGATGCCAGCTGTTGAGGATGAGTCGTTCGCCTTCATGGTCGGTCATGTCTGGGTCGCGGCGCCAGAGCCTGTCCTGTGACGGACAGTAGCGGAGGTGGCCTTCGCGGAGTTCCCAGATGGCTTTCTGGTAGCCCGCCGCGACGACTGGCTCTTTTTTGCGGTGGTCTTCCTCGGTGCCGCCTTGGCAGACGAGTTCGAGGTTGTGGCCGGTGATGGTCGTGACGATCGTGTGGTCGTTCGCCGGCGTGAAGGTGAGTGCGAGCATGTGAAAAATTCCTGCGAATTTTGCCGGCAGGTCTTCGGTTGGTATCGGCTGGTATTGGCGGTAGTCCCTCATCTTTTCACCTCCTTGTCTGAGGGGACGGTGACGGCCCCTACACACACATACAAAAAAACAACAAAAAAGACATATATATAAAACACTTTGTCCTTTTGTCCTTTTTTCTATATATCGTTGATTTTTCGTCCTTTTTGGGTGGACTTTGCGCATGTCCACCTATGTCACCCGCGTCCCCGCAGTGACGTTTTTCTTTCGGGTAAACGTCGCTACGGGGAAACGCGAGGGACTTTTTCTCATTTTTTAGAATTCAGGCTCTCGTCCACTGCCTGCGCCGAGCGCGTTAACGACCTGTTCGACCGGCTTGCCGAGGAGTCCTGCGATCTCCTGCGCGTTCTTTCCTGCCGCTGCAAGCTGGCCTATGGTCTGCCTGTCGCTCGCGGTCAATCCGGCCGGCTGGCCGATGGTGACCGGCTGGCCATAAGCGGGCTGTTGTGGCGCATACTGCTGCTGTCCTGCCTGCGGGTCGTTCATCGCCGCGTTCAGATCGGACTGCTTCTTCGGCGTGACGACGTAGTCGTAGATTTTCGCATCGTTGTATCCGCGGGTCTTTGCTGGTTGTGTGCGCGCGAACGTGGCTTTCAGATGGTCGCCGTCGTTCGGATGGTCGCCGACTCCGGCCTGACGGCATGCGAGACGCAATTGGCCGATGTTGTAGCCTTTGACGTACACGCCGCGGATGCCGCTGTCGCCGACCCTGTCGGGGTCCTGCAGGCTGGTCTGCAAATGGATGACGACCTGCGGCTTCGCCTTGCCGTTCGGATAAAACAGTGGTTCGCCGGTGGTGAAGTCTGTCTGCTGTTCCGCGCGGATCTCGACGATTTCGCCTTCCACGCTGGTGCCGATCGGATCGTCCTTACCGAACGCGCTGGGCACGCCGCCCTGCATCACGTCGTCAAGGCTCAATGATTCGGCGGACTGCTGCTGCGCCTGTTGCGGCCGGTAGCTGGCTCCGCCTTGCTGGGTGAATCCGCCACCATAGTTATTCGTTCCGTACATTGTGTTTTTTACCTTTCTACTTGTTGTTGTAGGTGGATTCGAGCAGCCCGACGAGCTGCCCCCATTTGTCCGGCAATGCCGGATATTGGCTTTGGTTGATTTCGGCGAGGTCGCCGAGCTGGTCGTCCGGCCATGTGCCGCATTGGAAGCAGTGGGTCGGACTGGTCGGCAGGGCGTGGATCCACGCGTCGCGCATTTCGGTTCCGTCCTCTTGTTCGATGAGGTCGAGGAGGTTTGCGATGAGTTGCGCGCGGCTTAAAGCCCATTTGCCGGGGTTCGGGTCGAAGTCGAATTCGATCGGCAATGCGTCGGCCAGACTGACGCTGTTCCTGGGCAGGAAGTAGATCGCGTTTCTTTTGCATGGTTCGCCGTCGTTTTCCAATCCGATGCCGTACAGGCTCGCCTGTATGCAGTATTGCTGCGATGGCCCGTTGGCTTTGACGTTGCGGATTGTGGTCGTGCCGGTGATTTTCCAGTCGATGGTCGTGTTGTTTTCCGCGTCGTACAGGTCGATGCTGCCGTGGATGCGCTGATGGCCGTGGAGTCCGTGGATTTCGCCCACGTCGACGTGTCTTTCGGCTTCGAAGCGTTTCACGGCCCACGGTTCTCCTCTATCGTCGTCCGGGACGGTGAATTCGTCCTTGCGACTGTTGAAAAGGTGTTCGAATCGTTCGTGGACGCAAGTGCCGATGAATGGTAGCCATGCGGCCGACTGGCGTTTCTCCCATCCTGCGAGTCGGGCGGCGAGGCAGTGTAGGCAGTCGGTGCCGAGCTCCGATGGTCCGATCTCCTTTTGCAGGCTGCGCGGCTGGTTGGTGATGTGGTCTTCGATGATGCCGCGGATTTCCGTCCACTCCGTCGACTCCACCGTGGGTGCCGGCGTCGTTCCCGGTATGGTCTGGTTTGCGGCCATGACGGCTTCAAGGTCGAGTTGTGAGCTCATTTCATGTCCTCCCCGTATTCTTCGTCGAGGCGGGCCCGGAGGAACGCCGCTAGGCTCCCCGTCTCTTGCACGTCGATGATGTAGGCGTCGTCGAGGAATCCTGGTGCTTTGTCGTAATGGTTGAGCGTCCTGCTGAGCGCGCGGCAGACCGCTTCCTGGCTGATCGGGATGCACATTATTCGACCACCAGGCTTGCCGCGCCGACTTTCACACAATCCTGCAAAGCGTTTTCGCCGACCTGTTTGATGATCGCGGACAATGCTTTTGGTTTGATCTGGTAGCAGTCCGCGTACTGTTGGATGGGGAAGCGTTTTTCGAATGCACCGGCGTCGAGGTTGCGTTTGCCTTTCTTGATTTTCACGGTCAATGGTCCGGCCGCGTATTCGCCGGGCTCGCGGTTCTCCATGAGTTCGGCTTTCAATCCGTCGGCTTCTTCCTGCAGGTCGGCGATGCGGCTTTTCAGTTCCACGTACCGTTTGGCCAATGTTTCGAGGTTCTGCGCGCTCATTTGCTTGTTCCTTTCACGATGATGCTGGTTTTGGTGGGGATGACGCTGGTCTGGTGGTGCGGGTAGGAGCGTCGGTGCGTTTTCACGACGTCGAACGCGGGCATGGTTCGCATGGCCGGCCCCAATGGTCCGCACGTGCGGCAGTACGGCATGTATCCCCTCTGCTTGCTCATTCCACGTCCTCCACGGTCGATTGCGTCATGCCGTCGTCTTCGGTGGTGTGATTCGTTTCCTCGTACCGTCGGCTGACGATCGCGGTGTCGCAGGTCCTTGGATTGCGTAGGAGCCGGCTGATGGCCGCGCCTTCCTTGACGACGTTCTGGCAAATGTCGATGCATTTCGCGACAGTTCCGGCAGACGTGCCCATCAGACCCTTCTTTTCGATGGTCTGGTCCGCTTTGTCGATGAATGCCGCGGCTGCGTCGCCGATTTTGCTAGCCGCCGGGTAGAGGCTCGCGAGGTCGGCGCTCATGTCCTCGTCGTCGATGAGGGTCTGCACAACGTATTCACTGGTGTTTTTCATGGTGTTTTCTCCTATCTGGGTATGTATTCCTGTTTGAAGTAGATGCTGGCCCTCGTGCATGGCGTGTATGGCTGGCCGTGCCATGTGAGCGGGTCGCCGCTTTTCCGTTTGCGTGGCCTGCCGTGCGCGCCAAGCACGTACTGGTCGGGACGGTGCACGTGCACGCTGGCTTCGATGATCTGCCGGTCGTCCGTGTAGGCGACGCCGTTCAACGCGTCGGTGAACAGTTTCGCCAGATTGTCCCAGTCACGTCCTCGCCGTGTTGCCGTCCAGAACGTGAGCGCCAGACAGACAGGGCCTTCATATGGCGGCAGGTTCGGATACCGGCTGCGCCATTCCGAGTACACGCGGTTCTCGGCTTCCCGCGTCCGCGTCGGGGTGATGCCGTGTCCCTGGTAGACGCGTGGACGACCTTTCGACTGCGGGTCGCCAGGCACGGTGAGCTCGCACACCATTGGCCATTCCGGCAGGCTTAATGTTTCGAGACTCAATCCAGGTCACTCCATTCGGGTGTTCTGCCGGTGGTGAGGAAGCCTCCGCGTCGGGTCCGCGCGTTGACGAGCAATCCCATGTCGGCGAGCCTGTGCACGTCACCCATCACGGTGCTCCGGGGGATGTTGAGCCGTAAGGCCACCTTGCGGCTGCTGGGCGTCACTCCTTCCATCTGCAGTGCGATGATCGTCTCGTACACGCGTTGGATGCGTGGTTTCACGTCGATGTCACGCCGGGTGCGGCGTCTCATCCGCGTGATGTACTCGCGTTCGTCGTAGAGGAGCCGGTCGAGGTCGATGCCGGTCTCCTGGCTCCATGTCTTCGGCGAAGTGTGGTGGCCGTGGCTTCGGGATGCGCCGAAGTGGATGCTGCCGCGGTTGACCGGAGCGTACTTCATGTGGAGTTGGAGGCTGTTGGCTCCGCTAGGCATGATTGTCGTCCTTTCCGTCGTATTTGGGTGCGAATTTGACGGTCAGCCACAACGCGGTGGCGAGATACACGCCCTCGACCACAAGCGCGCCCGCAAGGCTCCCGCCATGCCAGGTGAGCATGAGCGTCACGCTGGCGACGAGGCCGACGACCGCGAGCAGGAACTTGACCCTGCGCAGCGGATAGTTCGGCCGTTTCGCCTCGCGTTCCTTCCGGTCCTCGATACGGAAATCGTTGTCGGTCATCTGGTGCCTCCCGTTTCGTTGTGGAGTTGGTAGTCGAATGTCTCAAGCTCGCCCGCGGTGATGGATGCGAGCGTGCTGGCGCCGTCGGGCAGGAGTTCCACGAGTTGGGCCCCGCCTTTCGGACTGATGCGAACCGCGTATCCGCTCATGCCGAGCATGACGATGCTCGCCTTCGGCGGTGCGGGTGGCGTCAGCAGCGTTTCCGCGCCGATTCTCCTGAGTGTCATCACAGCTCCTTGTTGATCGTGTCGATGATGAGGTCCACGATTCCGGTGACGTCGAGGTCGACGTATCCGACGATGTGGCCGAGCGGACGCCTTGCTTCGATTTCGTCCCACACGTCGCCACAGGCCGGCATGATGGCGTCGCCATGGTCGTCGAATTCGTCGAACACGGCCCTCACGCACGCCTTGCGAATGTCGTTCATGCAATGCTCCTTGTGCAATTCGTCTCGCCCTCCTCAAGCCATTCGGCCACGGCCGTTTCCGGATAAAGGATCATCCGCCCGTGCTTCACAAACCGAGGACCCTGTCCGCGGAAACGCAACTGGGCCAGATACCCCTGCCGCGTCCGAATCTCCTCCGGCGTCTCGGCCCCGAAAAGCCTCGCCACCTGCGTGGTGGTCATCATCTGCTGCAAGACCATCACGCACCCGCTTCCAACGTCGGCTGAGCGCGACCCCAATACCGGTCGATGAAATAGCGCTGCCCCTTGCCGGTGACCTTCGGAGTACGGCTGACCGTGGTGTGCCCATCGGCATGGGTGACGGTGGTCTCCTTGATGCGGAACAGGCCGAGGTCCATCGCACGCTGTGTCGGCACGTTGCGATTCGAACCGGACTTGCCGAGATACCCGTCGGCCTGCAGGAGACGGAACAGCCGGTTCTGGCCGATGTCCATCCCGTTCTGCCGGAGCATCTTCGCCAACTCGCCGACCAGGCACGTGCCATCGGACGCGGCGACAGCATCGGCAAACCGGGCTTTCGGCTCCAATACCTTGATTTGCGCGTCCTTGGCTTGAAGCTGTTGGTTCTTGCGCTCGATGGTCTTCTGCGCGACAAGCACGGCCCTGGCCATGATGTCCTCGTCCGAATCCGACTCGGACGTGGGGATGTAGCCGCCGGTCCTGCGAATCTGGGGAAGCACCTCATGCGTGACCCAACGTTGGAAACGTTTCACGAACGCCTTCGCTTCCGGATTTTTGACATAGGCGGCTTCGCGATTGAGAATTGCACGATAAAGACCAGACTCAGTAAGAACCGTCATTTTCTGCAATCCGCCAAGGGTAGGCACTTGGTGCATACCCTTCTCGTCACTGTCGAGATTTCGCGCCATGTCTTTCGCATTTCCATAACCCAGCAGCTTGGCAATGTCCGATGCAACGAACATCACTTCGTCGCCATCGGCGAGCGTCCTGAAACTGTTGCCTTCGAATTCGAAAGTCTGGATTTCGTTGTCCACTGGATTCTCCTTCCTGTTCATGCTTTTATGAGTGTTGCCTCTGAATCTTTTTCTTCGGAATTTGCTGCGATAAAAATGTCAAGACCATCCCTCCATCTCAGTGCTGGAGCAATCTTGTCGAGGACTCGAATCGGCCATTCACGCTGATTGCGCATATACCGATTCATGACAACGCGATTGATTCCAACTGCATCAGCGACGTCGGATTGGGTGATTCCAAGTCGAGCCATCCTGACCTTGATTGCCTGCGTCACATATTCATTGCTGGTCACATCACCTCCATTCCCCGAATATTCGGGATTCCTTTCGATGTTTACCGGATATTCGGTGAACATGCTTACAATGTACTCCCGAATATTCGGTATGGCAACTTCAACACGCCGAACGGTGAAAAGATGTAACTTCCCGAAAATTCGAATACAGTCATCAGTATGGATAGCAGCACTACACGCACCGACATGGTGATTTGCAAATACATCAGCCAGGCAATGGAAGCCAAAGGAATAACCCAAGCCGACCTCTCCAAGGCACTTGAGGGACGTTCCAAAGGATATGTCAGCGACCGAGTACTCGGTAAGCGTAGCTGGGCAATCAGTGAGCTTGACCGCCTCGCACCACTGTTCGGCCTTCCCGATGCGCTTTCGTTGGTAGCTGCAGCATGCGGATCGATTTCATCTCAAGCCGTCAGCGAGCGCGAATCTCGAATCTCGGATGACCTGGTTGATCGTATCGCCGCGCACCCCGAAGACTATGACGTGGCCGCCAACATAGATGAGAATCGTGACGTGGAAAGCGAGACGCCGGATGACTGACATTGTCGAAAACACAGAAATAGACATTTCCTTTGATACGGAAACACTCGTGAGCGAAAAGTGAAATCGTGATGGCATGGATAATACTCATCATCATCCTCGGAACCGCAGTCGCAATTGCGTTATCCGACGGAAAACAAACAAACGCGGACAACGGCAATGAGACAGAAAGGACGACGGAATACGATCGTCGTTTGGTGCGGGATGGCGACACCTTTAGGGAAGTAGTAACCGAAAAAGACGCGCGTAAGACGAACGCCACCTCGAAGGATACCCCGACGCTCTCCGTTTATACGGAGACCCCATACCGCCGAAAGCCAGATCCGCGATGCTTGCGTCCGGTCAGGGGACTGAAGGAGTATGTCCCAATCTACAGTTCCGCTTTTCTCCCACCGGAACACCAGCTTGACCTAGTCACCATATTCGGCGATGGAAACACAAATCTGAAGCTTGCTTTGTTCAACGGTCAACTTGTATTGGAAGCGCCCAATGGGATACTGCCGAACAAAGCTTCAGGGCAAATATACAAGCTCGGCGTTTTCACCTGTTCCCTTCGTGGCGGCTCCCACTACGAGAAAGCCCTACGGGCCGCCGACACACGTCCTTTGAGACCAGCAATGCTTGTCAGGGAACCGGGCAACCAGTATGATCGCAACGCCGTGGCGATTCACGCGCCCAACGCCGGTCTTATCGGATATGTCAACAAGCAGAACGCTGCACGTTTGGCAAAACACATGGATTCCGGCGAAGAGTATTCAGCGATGTTCACCTGTGGCAACGCTCCGGGAGCGGGAAACGGAAACCCAGTGGCGCTGCTTATAGCTCCGACAAACGTGATGACGACCATCATGCGCAACAGTGGGCTGATGGACAATCAGCAGATAGAAAGGACGGAAACCGTCAGTATGGATACCAACTGTGATTTGGAAAGCGAGACGCCGGACGACTGACGGCGGGAACCGTTGGAAACACTGGGATTAGACCATTTTGCCGAGGTCAGGAAATCATATGGTTGGGATGATTTCCTGAGGTCAGGAAATCATCCCAACCATCAAGGAGGAGACACATGGACAAAAACGAGATAGCACGTCACGCGAACGAGCTCGACGCGCTTTCCCACGAAGAAGATGGCGTTGAATACTGGCTCGCCCGCGACATCATGGAACACATGGGATATTCCAAGTGGGAGAATTTCGCGAAGGCGGTGCAGCGCGCCAAGGACGCATGCGCAAATTCCGGCCAGCAGGTCGAAGCCCATTTCCGAGACACCACCAGGAACGCGGCAACCGTCAACGGAGGAACCCGCGTCATCGGGGACGTGAAACTGACCCGGTACGCGTGCTATCTGGTGGCGCAGAACGGCGACCCGCGTAAGGAGGAGGTCGCGCTGCTGCAAAGCTACTTCGCCGTGCAGACCCGCACCGCCGAACTGCTCGAGCAGCGCATGGGCGAGATCAGCCGGCTCGCCGGACGCGAGGCGCTGGCCGTCGAGGAGAAGCAACTGTCCAAGCTCAGCTACGAACGCGGCGTGGACGAACGCGGGTTCGGCATCATCCGCAGCCACGGCGACCAGGCGTTGTTCGGACGCAGCACGCAGGCGATGAAGGACAGGCTCGGCGTGCCGAAAAACCGTCCGCTGGCCGACAGACTACATCCCATCAACGTGACGGCCAAGCAGCTCGCCACGCAGATGACCAACCTCAACATCGAGCAGAAGGATCTGCATGGAACCTCGCAGATTGGCAACGAGCACGTCGGCAACAACCGCTCCGTGCGTAACGCGCTGGTCGAACAGGGCATCGTCCCCGAGGATCTTCCCGCGCAGGAGGACATCCGCAAGATCGAACGTCGCGTGAGGAAGGACGAGAGGCGCGTCGAGGGCACCGGGTTCAAAGCCGTGGAAAGCGAGATGCCAGACGACTGACATTGACACGTTGTACGCGCGGGCCGGGGACATGGGCCTGCGCGTCGAGGAGGACTGTCTGCCCCGTGAGATGAACGGCTACTATTGCGACGCGCTAGGCCTCATCGTCCTGCACGACAAGCTCAACGCGAGGCAACGCCGCTGCACATTGTGCCACGAGCTCATCCACGCCAGACACCATGACCCCGGCTGCGGTACACGATACGGGGCCAAATGCGAGCGTCGGTGTCGCAAGGAGACGGCGTTGGCGTTGATCTCGCCGGTGGATTACGGCATGGCCGAGACGGTGTACGAGGGCAACACGTGGATGATGGCAGTGGAATTGGGAGTCACCATCCAGGTGTTGAACGACTACCGGCAGCTATTGTACGATTCCGGCGTGTGCGTGCAGTGATGATCTTTATACGCCTTCATACGACTTTATACGGGCTTATAAGACGTTATACCCGCTCAGATTCCTTATAAAAAAGACCCCCGGCGTCCGCATGGCCGCGAGCGCCGGGGGTCTGGTTTCTAGAAAAGCGAATCTTGTTTCGGAGGTGGGGTTGATTCGTGGTTGAGGACTTTTTCGATTGCCAGGTATTTTTTCATCATCTGGCCGTCGTCGTTGATTGTTGTCTGAACCCTCATGAGCACATCAAACTCGTCACGTCCTCTAAAGGATTCCTGGTTCGATGCGATTCTTTCCAGAAAGGCCTCATCTTCGATGGAGACCATGTGCTTGCGGAATCCGTCCGTGATGCGCCATTTGCCGTTTTTCCTGAACGAGATGTCCAACGCCTGTACGTGCAGCTTCTCGACACTGGTATCCGCTTCGGCGTCATCTGCGTGACAATATTCGAATATCTCGTCGGCTTCTTCCTCGTTAACGGAAATCTTATCGTCGTCGGATTCAAGCTCGACGGAATTCACGCCATTGGTTCTGGTAGGTTCTATGAAGTCTTTGACGTTCTTCACGAAGTCCGGGTCGCGGAACATTTCCAAAGCCGCTTTGCCAACTATGACTGTTTTCCCGTCGGGATACGTGATCTGCATCGCGGTGGGATCATCGTCGGCTTGACGCACTTCAGGCTCGGCGCCGTGATGCTCGGCGTAGGTCTTGATCGTCTTTATGCCGTCGATCATTACTCCGCCGAGGGTGGATGCGTTGATGATGGCCGTGACCGCTGGAGAATTGAACAGGTCTTCCGCCAATTGCAGATACATCATCAGATCGATGACGAATGAGCCTTCTTGCGTGGCTCGGGCTTTCAATGTCAGGGACGCGCCGGGCGCTACCCTTCTCTGGACTGCATCGAAAGCGTCGGATAGTGCGATGAGGGACGGAGCCAGCTTCTTGACGTCTATCTCATGTGCCTGCAGCACCGGACCATCGTAATGAACGACGAAGCGAGTCGAGGTCATTCCCGTGTCATCATTCATAGCATCTCCTTTGCTTCAGTCTTTAGTTTGCAGGCGAGCGCAGGGTTTCGTCAATGTTTCTTCACAATCTGGATAATCCTGACACATTTTGATGATTTTGGCGAGCGCGGTTCGTCGTGTTCTGACTTGCATTACTTTCATTGTTATAGTATGATAGTTATATCAAGAAAGGAGGTGAACATGACACCATCGGAGATAATCACCAGCATCTCGCTCCTCGTCGCGAGCCTCGCGGCCCTCATCAAAGCCGTGACCGGACTCATCAAGGAGATGAGGCGAAAGCCGAAGAGGAAAAAGTGAGAAAGGGTTCCGGCCAGACTTGGGGGCCGGAACCCCATATCTCCGATTATGCCATGGAACATCATGAGAACGGAATCGATAGTCAGCGCGGTGTTCGCGCTCGGAACGGCGGCCAGCGCATGGTTCGGCTGGCCGTTCACCCTCACCGCCGGATGCGCCATCGTCAGCGCCGCCTTCGCACTCATCGCAGGAAGGAAGGACTGACATGCCCATTGAATATCTGAGCTTTACCGAAGTGGCCGGACGCCTCGGCGTCAAGACAGGCGCCCTCGCCACCTACAAGCTCCCCGAACCCGACGCCACGATCGGCCGCACCCGCGGCTGGCTCCCCGACACCATCGACCGGTGGAACGCCAGCCGCCCCGGCCGTGGCGTCGGCGGCGGCAGGCCACGGAAGAAGGCGGAAGATGGCGACCATTGACGCATACGATATCAAGGGCGGACGCCGATGGCGCGTCATCTACCGCAAGCCGGACGGTACGCAGACCAGCCGGCGCGGCTTCCAACGCAAACGCGACGCCCAGGAATGGCTGGCCGAACACGTCACCGTCGCCAAGGCCAGCGGAACGTATATCGACCCGCAGGCCGGACGCCGGAAGGTCGGCGGACTCTGGCCGGCATGGATAGCCAAGAAGCGCGTCTCGTCAAAGGCCAGCTACGTCGAATCGCTCGAACGCGCGTGGCGGGTCCATGTCGAACCGCAATGGGGCACTCGCACGCTCGAATCACTGACCCGCGCCGAAATCCAGGAATGGGTCAGCGGGCAGGCCGAAAGCAAGAGCGCCACCGTCGTGCTGCGCAACCTCGGAATCCTGCGTGGCATCTGCGCCGACGCCACCGCCGACAGGCTCATCCCGTCCAACCCATGCGACGGCATCGAGACGCCACGCAAGAAGCACAAGGAGCACACGTACCTCACCATCGAACAGCTGTTCCGACTCGCCGACGAATCCGGCGACCGGCGGACGATGGTGCTCGTGCTCGGCCTGTGCGGACTGAGATGGGGCGAGATGGCCGGACTGCACGTCGAGGACGTGGACTTCGCCAGACACCGGCTTTCGATCAGACGGAGCGCCACCACAGTCGGCCACGAGGTGGTGGTCGACCTGCCAAAATCCGGCCGGGCAAGGCAGGTCGTGTTCCCCAGAACACTCGACGCCCCGCTGCGCGAGCGGTGTGCGGGAAGGGAAGGCTGCGAGCCGCTGTTCCCTGCGCAGGACGGCGGATATCTGGCGCGCACCGCGCCGCCGAACGACCCGACCAAATGGTTCTGGCGGGCGAAGAGGCGCGCCGGCGTCCCTCTCGGACTCACCTACCACGACCTGCGCCACACCGCGGCGAGCCTCATGGTCAGCTCCGGAGCGAACGTCAAGGCCATCCAGAACCAGCTCGGCCACGCGAGTGCGGCGATGACCCTGGATGTGTACGCCGACCTGTTCGACGACGATCTGGACGCGGTCGGGCTGGCGATGGATTCGTTGCTGCTTCGGGAAAATGTTGCCAAAATGTTGCCAAAAACGACTGCGAGCGCGGCGTGATTCAAGCGGGAGTAGGGCTTTCGGGCTTGATGTAGCGGGATTCGATTCCCCGCATCTCCACGGATTGAAAGCCGCCAGAAATGGCGGCTTTT